ATGTTGTAGGACTTGACCCGTCTATGGGAACAGGCGGTGACAATGCCGCTATTCAAGTTTGGGCATTACCAGAACTTGTTCAAGTTGCAGAATGGCAGAATAACAGAACAGATGTAAGAGGGCAAGTACAGACAATGCATACAGTTCTCACTATTATTAAAGATGAGATGAAAGAATTAGGAAATACTCAACCAGATTTATATTGGTCTGTAGAGAACAACTCATTAGGAGAAGCCGCTCTTATAGTCATTGAAGAAATGGAAGAAGATAGATTTCCTGGAACATTCTTACATGAACCGAAGAAAAAAGGTAGACAGAGGGCATCCAGAAAAGGATTTACTACAACATATAAGACAAAAATCACAGCCTGTATGAAAATGAAATCCTGGATTGAAAGTGATAAGATGATTCCTATGAGTAAAAATTTAATAAGAGAATTGAAAACATTTATAGCAAAAGGTAAAAGTTACGAGGCAAAATCAGGAGAAACAGACGATTTAGTCTCAGCAACCCTATTATGTGTGAGACAAATACAGTTTATATCAAGATTTGAAGAAGGATATGAAGAAATGCTTGGTGAGAGACTAGACGATGCAGATAGTGATTACTCCGACCCACTTCCTGTGATATTTTGATAAATACATAAAACACAGTAGGAAATACTAACTATGGCAATTAATTTAAACGACATCGCAAAGAAGACTATGAAGTTGATGCAGGGCAGTGGACACAAAATGAGAATGTTCGATGCTAGTAGCGGCAAGAGTGTAGCAACACCAGACGAAGCAAGATTCTTTTACGTTAAAGACCCAAATATGATGGTTCAGATTGACGATAATACTAACGAATTAAAGTTTCATATTGGTGAAGATGTTGATATAGATAATCCAGAAATTAATAATATGATGAATCAATTGAAATCCTTGGCACGCACTAATATGTTAGATTTCGATATTCGTTCATTCGGAAAACATATCGAACCTAAAAACTATGCATATAAGGTTAAACAAAATCAGGAGAATACCATGAATGACTTATTCAATGAAGGCATGGGCCCATTGTCTGGGTCTTCACGTACTAGCCGTCAAACATTAGAAAACGTACGTCTAATACTAAAACATCGTGCGCCAGTAAACGAAGAATTACGTGGTTCTCGTTCACGTAACATTTCAGCAATCTTTGTTGAAACATCAGAAGGCGAACGTTTCAAATATCCATTTTTACATTTAAATGGTGCAAGAGCAATGGCACGTCATATCGCATCGGGCGGTGAAACACATGATATGGTAGGAGAAGCAATTGTAGAGTTATCTAGTAATCTAGCACAATTAAAAGAGTTTACTAAGATAGTAGACAGACAACAATTAGTAAATGAAAACAATCGTAAAGTTGTACTAAATGTTAGACGTAGTATGAACTCAATTAAAGAAACAGTACAGAGAATTCAAAGTGCTAGAGGTTATGCTAAATTTATCGAAGGTATTGCTCTTAAAGGTGAGAACAAACAAGCAGAGATTTCAGAAGAAACTTTAGATTCATACGTTCAAAAATTCACAAAGACATCATTTGAAGAATCATTAAAAGATATTCTACCACTTGTTCATCGTGTAAACGAAGAAGAAATGACAGACCGTAGAGTTAATCAAACTGCAAGAGTTAAAGAGATAATGACTCAAACAGTTAAGAAGACTGGTGAGTTAGTTAATAAGATAACATTTGGCGAGCCAAGTAATCCAGCATATGATTATGATAAAATTAAGAAGCAGTTTGCTGAACCTCGTACACCAGAAGAAGCGGCTCAACATAAGATTTCTAAAATTGCGTTAACGTTTGATGGTCTTGCTGATAGAGTAACAGTAGACACATTAAAAGATAAAGGTGCTAAGAAGAAAGGTCACGATTTAGCGGCTGAAATATCATTCTTCTTAACAGATATCGCAGATGCAATTCGTTCAAATCCAAGAGGAATTGATAAAGAAGATATGCAAGTAGCAGGCCAGTTACTTAAGATGTCAAAGGCATCAGTAGAAACTGTAGAGCCAAAATCAGCAGATACTAGAATATCTGAAATGCTAGAAGAAGCATTCTCTAAATTTGATAGTGATAAAGTCATCGAAAAAAAAAATCTTGAACTAAACGAAGACAAATCGATGTTTGACAAATTGGTAAAAATGTCGAATGAAGCAGATTGGGAGATGGGCGATGCCGTAGTTTTTGGCATGAAAAATCATCCAGCATATCGTTTTGATTTACAAGGTGAAATTAAAGATTATTTAGAAATAGTACGAGTAGGTTCTACTCATTCTGAAACTGACCACTCAGGTTATCTTAACATGAAGGTATCTGAGATTAAAGATAATGTCAATGGTGCGGCAATCGTTGCAGTCGAAGATGGTAATAAAATTAAAGAAATAGTAGGCTGGTCTTCAGAAGACGAGATTTATCCACCACAAATGATTGATAAGCCATCTGGCGAAGATGAAGATGGTGCATTCGCATCAGGACCAGATGATGACCAAGTCAGAATAAGACATTTAGCAGGTGTTGATAATTTTTAAAAATAAATAATTTTCTTGTTGACATTCATTGTCAACTTATGCTATAATAAAAGGGAGTGTTAAAACTCTCTTTTTTTATGCTTTCAAAAAACATCCAAAAAGACGTATTTAATGCTTGACTTTAAGAAAAAAGATAAGTATAATAGTATCATTAGTTACATTTGTATGGTACACATAGGCTAATAATAACTAATATTTAAACAACTAATAAAGGCTAATATAGGAGAAATATAATGGCAACACTAGCAGAAATCCGTGCAAAACTTCTTGCACAAGACAACAAAGCATCAGAGAACTCATCTGCAAATCGAGGTTCAGATGCAGTCTATCCTTTCTGGAATATGGAAAATGACAATACAGCAGTATTGAGATTTCTTCCAGACTCAGACCCCACTAACACATTCTTTTGGAAAGAACGTCAAGTTATCAAACTTCCGTTCCCTGGTGTTAAAGGCGGTGACGAAACTAAACGAGTAATCGTTCAAGTACCTTGCGTTGAAATGTGGGGAGAATCGTGCCCAATTCACGCAGAGATACGCCCTTGGTTTAAAGACCCAGCAATGGAAGACCTAGGTCGTACATATTGGAAAAAGCGTTCATACGTTTTCCAAGGTTTGGTTGTAACTGACCCTATCGGTGGTGAACAACCAGAAAATCCAGTTCGTAGATTTATCATTGGACCACAAATCTTCAAATTATTGAAGGCGGCTCTAATGGACCCAGACATGGATAATCTACCAACAGATTACGAACAAGGTACAGACTTCCGTCTTACTAAAACACAAAAAGGTCAGTATGCTGACTATTCAACTTCATCTTGGTCACGTAAAGAACGTTCACTAAATGAAGAAGAACGTCAAGCAATTGAAACTCATGGTCTTTTCGACTTGAATGAGTTCATGCCAAAACGTCCAACTGAGGATGACATGCGAGTAATCACAGAGATGTTTGAAGCATCTGTTGATGGTGAATTGTATGACCCGACTCGTTGGGGACAGCACTATAAACCTTATGGGTTAGATGTTCCAGCAGGAACTTCTGCACCTGCAACTCCAACTCCAACTGCTCCAAAAGTAGAAGAAGTTAAAGAAGTTGCACCAGCAGAAACAACACCTGTTGCTGAAACACCAACACCAACGCCAAAACCGGCACCAGCAACGGCAGAAACAACTGCTGATGCACCAAAGGCCGATGCGGCAGATATCTTAGCAATGATTCGTAGTAGAAAAACTGACTAAGAACCAATATGAGTGTGGGGAGTAAATCTCCCCATACTTTTATATAAAATATCACATAAGGAGAATTATATGGCACGAGCCTTTGATGCGAGTAAATTTCGCAAAAACATAACAAAATCTGTTCCAGGCATGAGTGTGGGTTTCAGAGACCCGGACACTTGGATATCAACAGGAAATTACACATTAAATAAACTTATCAGTGGTGAATTTCATAAAGGAATTCCACTAGGTAAAGTAACAGTCTTTGCAGGTGAAAGTGGTGCAGGTAAATCATTTGTAGCCGCCGGTAACGTAGTTAAAAATGCACAAGACCAAGGAATTTTTGTAGTACTAATCGATAGTGAGAACGCATTAGATGAAACGTGGTTACACGCACTCGATGTAGATACTACACCAGAAAAACTACTAAAATTGAATGTAGCAATGATTGATGATGTTGCTAAAATTGTTTCAGACTTTATGAAAGACTATAAGGCAGAATATGCCGATGCACCAGATGGAGAACGTCCTAAAGTGTTATTTGTTATCGATAGTCTTGGAATGATGATGACCCCAACCGATGTTGACCAGTTTAATCGTGGTGACATGAAAGGTGATATGGGTCGTAAACCAAAAGCCCTAGCGGCATTAGTAAGAAATAGTGTGAATATGTTTGGTGACTATAATATCGGTTTAGTTGCGACAAATCATACTTATGCATCACAAGATATGTTTGACCCAGATGATAAAATATCAGGTGGTCAAGGATTTATCTATGCATCTTCAATTGTAGTAGCAATGAAGAAACTTAAACTAAAAGTAGACGCAGATGGTAATAAGACATCCCAAGTACATGGTATTAGAGCGGCTTGTAAAGTAATGAAAACAAGATATGCTAAACCATTTGAGGGTGTTCAAGTAGAGATTCCATATGAAACTGGAATGTCACCGTATTCTGGATTAGTTGAGTTTTTTGAAGCAAAAGGAGTATTAATAAAGCAAGGTAATCGATTGAAATATAAGACAAAATCAGGTGAAGAAATGATTGAGTTCCGTAAGAACTGGACATCTGAAAAACTTGATATTGTTATGAAAGACTGGAATGAAGAAAATCTGGATGACGAAAAGCACGAACTGGAACAAGTTGACTCAGAAGTTTAAGAAAAAAGCAAAATGTAATAAATACATTGCTTACACCAACAAGACAAACTAAGAGGAGACATCTTGGAATCAGAATCGCTTTACGAGTTGTGGGAAACTTTAATAAATTATATCCCAGGAAAAGACAGAATAGAAGCAGGAGAAATGTTTATAAAACAATGTGATGAACTAGGAATGAGTCCCGAAGACATAGAGATATTAATCGATGGTGACAAAATTCTAGAAGTTGCATTAGACCGATACTTTGAAGATGACGTAGATGACAACGATGATTATAATGACTGGGACTGATGAATTGGTATAGTGACATAGTAAAAGACTGGAGTAAAATTCCTAACTGCATTCAATTTTTTGAAAGTGAGTTGGTGGATGCGAGAAAGGAAGTTAAGATTAAGGGTAATGTTGAAAAGAACTCTACTCAACTTCCTGCATTCGTTGAATTGAGATTTGCTCAGTTACAAGAGATAGAAGCAATACTTGAACATCTAAATATTCAGTTGCGTAAAAAGAGAAGTCAGTATCTAAGAAAATATTTAGAGAATTATAATAAAGTATTGAGTAGCAGAGATGCTGAAAAATACGCAGACGGCGAAGACGAAATTGTTGCTATTGGTGAATTGATAAACCAAGTAGCATTGGTTAGAAATCAATACCTTGGCATAACAAAAGGATTCGAAATTAAACACTTCCAACTGTCTAACATCATAAAGTTACGTGTTGCAGGAATGGAAGATTCGGAGATTAACACATATTAAGGAATGAGGAACAATGACTGGGATTCAAATAGTTAAAAGAAACGGAGAGAAAGAAGAATTAGACTTAGAAAAAATGCATAAGGTCGTCTTTGAGGCCTGTAACAATATCAATAACGTGTCAGCAAGTGAAGTAGAATTAAAATCGCATATTCAATTTTACAACGGCATGACAAGTAGTGAAATACAAGAAACATTAATTAAAGCCGCGGCTGAGTTAATATCAGAAGATTTACCAAATTATCAATGGGTTGCTGGAAATCTAATCAATTATCATATTAGAAAAGAAGTATATGGTGCTTTTGAGCCATCACATGTACTTGATTTAGTTAAACAAAATGTCAACTCTGGATTTTATGATAAGTCTTTATTAGAAGATTATACTGTAGAAGAATGGGAAAAGATTAATAGTTTCATCAAACATGATAGAGATTTTGATATTACTTATGTAGGAATGGAACAGTTTCGAGGAAAATATCTAGTTCAAAATCGTGTTACACATAAAATTTACGAAACACCACAAATGGCATATGTTTTAATTGCGGCAACACTATTCAGCAATTATGATAAAGAAGAAAGATTAAAATGGGTAAAAGATTACTATGACGCAATTAGTACTTTTGATATCTCATTACCGACTCCTGTAATGGCAGGTGTTCGTACACCACAAAGACAATTCAGTAGTTGTGTATTAATTGAAACAGATGATAGTTTAGATAGTATCAATGCGACATCTAG